GGAGTTGTCTCCGGAGGTGAACTCAATCCACCCGTAAGTGAAGTCATCATCCGCTTCGCCACGACCCGAATCAGAGATCACCTGATCACTTGTGGCAGAGGTCAGCGTGCCGGTCTTGGTGTATGCTTCGTAAGTCGTCCAAACCACAGATCCATCGTTAGTCGTATTACCCACTACGGTGTCCCAGGTTGGCTCTGAGCCTCCAGAGGTGCCAGCGGTAGTGCAAACGTACCTTCGCCCATCTGCTGTGGTAGGAGACACCACATCAAGCAATGCATAAGCCGTGGTCGCCGCCCAAGCAGTCGGCTCAAGGGTAATGCCACAACCGGCGTCGCCCAATGTGTGCCAGCAAGACTTGGTGTATGTCCGGCCAATGACTTGGGTGAGCAGATCTTTTAATCCCATCACCCCGGCGTTGAACCCGGTTCGTGTACGGCTGATGTCGCCAATGATCCCTGCGTCCAGTTTGTGAATCCCTGAAGCCCCGGAATCAGACCAATCAATCTCAAAGTGATACACCCGCGCCCCGGCGTACAACCCGGCTGCAAGATCCTCCTCGGTGATGGAGGCCGAATCGAAGATCCCTTCAACATCTTGACTGTCAGCGGCTGTCGTATCGGTCTGCCTTGTAGCGGTGGGAGCGAACCCGGACGCAGCTTCGTAGGTCACCGAATCATAAACGATGTCTGTATCGTGAGTCGTGAACCCAAGGACAGTCCCGTCCACTCGTACAATGCGCCAACAACTGACAAGGGTATCGCTAGCAAGAACCGCAGCAGCTGTAGCCTTCATTCACGAATCTCCACTAGGGGAATTGAGGTGGCACCAATGTCACCAGCTTGGAGTTGAATGGGCAGCTCGTTGATGTCAAAGCGCACCGGGACATGAAAGTAGTAACCCATCTCAACCGTGTCAGTAGCGGTGAGCGCCCCGTTGGGAGCAGAGCCGCCAGTCCAATCAATAATGCCAGTGTCCAGATCAATTGTGTATTCGGTTCCTTGTGTGAGTGTGACTGAGTTCAGCACGACGATCGGGGTGTTGTAAAGCCGGGTGATCTTCCGAGTCACCGTGTAGCCGCTACGCGTATACGTCTTGATGCACTGAGTTGTTGTTTCACCTCCAGCGGCTGAAGCCAGAACGGTTTGATCAGTGCCAGCCGGAGTTGAGTTGACCGCGCACGACTTGAAGTCCAGCGGATCAATAAATCTGAACGCATTGAACTTGCCTTTGCACACATGGAAGATGTCGCGTACGTCTTCAAGATCCTCAGTCGTCTTGATCCCCCACCTCACATCAAAACGGTGCAGCGGGTAGCTCCAAGGATTGTTCCGGTATTCATACCCGGCGTCGTTGATTGTGACTTCAGCATTCCAAACCGGACCACCCACAGCCGGGTTGCTGATAGCCTCTGGGAAAACTAAGTTGGTTAAGAACGCCATCAGAAACCTCCGTATGCGAGCCGCGCATCACGCGCTGTTTGTCGCCCACTCAGCCGGAAAGAGTCTGCGTTAGGTGTTGTGATATTTTGAACAACTGTTACGCCACCGGCTGATTGATTCCGGTTGTGATCAATGACCGTTTCACGCGGGTGCATCATGGCGAGGAAACCGCCCTGACCATCAAGGCCACCACCACGTCCACCCATCCCGGTGAATCCCCCACCAGCGAATGAAGGGAACAGTCCGGAAAGGAACCCGCCTTCGCCCATGCCCCCAGTAACAAACCCGCTGAACATATCAGCCAAAGGTTCTGTGATAGCTTTCCGAGTGAAGATCCTGAGCAGATCTTCCTCCAACCCTTTCAACATATCTTGGAATGAAGCGCCACTGACAATCGCGTCTTCGAATGCGCTGGCAAAGGTGAAGCCGAGATCATCGGCCGTCTTCTTCATCTCTTCAAGTTGGTCTGTAGCCGCGTCTGTATTTTCTTCCAGCACATCGCTACCTTCAGCGACAACGCCCAGAGCTTGTTTCCATCGTTCAACAGTTGCGTTGATCGCCTCGCCGTAAACCTCTGCACTGATCAACCCGGCGTCCATCGCGTCTTGAATCATTTGAAGTGACTCAGTAGCGACCGCAGCCGGGTCGTGAGATTGAATCAAAGAATCTGCAAACCGTTGCAGTGCTTCCTCAGCTCGCAATGCCGCCTCTTCAGCGTCTGTCATTCCCTCAACAACCGGGGTGACTACCGAATCAACGTCAGCGTCCAACTCCGGTGGGATCTCAATGTCCAGCGGGATCAGAGGTGTGGCTGAGTTTTCGTTCTGACTCTTTTCATAGAATGCTTGAATGGCTGCTTCAATTTCATCCAGTTCAGCTTGCAGTTCATCGTCGTCGTAGTACTCAACAATGCCGTCCTTGCCAAAGAACCGGATCCGATTGCCGGCAGCGATTAAGCCGCCTTCCATTATCTCACGGATCTCAGCGGCTTTGTCTCTGAGCCGGACGATGTCGTCATCATCAACGACGCCAAACAACGCTCGGAGTTCATCAGAAAGGAAGTGGACGACCTGAGTTGTTTCCAGAATGGCCGTCATGACTTTGGTCTTCAACCCGGTGGCGAAAGTGTCCCACTCATCATTCAGCTTCTCAGCGTTGCGGAGCAGTTCTTCATCAAGCACCACACCGGCTTCTCGTGCTGTCTCACGGAATTGGTCAAGCCCTTCTTTACCGTCACGCAGCATGTTGACCATACCGATACCAGACCGGCTGAAGGCAGCGTTAGCGATTGCGGCTTTCTCAGTGGCCGTCTCAGCGTTCTTGATTGCCTCGGCAACAAACTCCAACGCCTCTTCTTGCGACCCGGCGTTGACGATGTTGTCAAGCAACGCTTGGTCATACTTTTTGAGGAATGAAACCAATGGGCCGGTGGCTGACTTAGCTTCACCAACCCGTTTCACAAACGCTGTCATGTTGCCAGCGAGCTGTTCGGTGCTTACCCCGGATCGCTCTGCAGCAAAATTTAATTCTTGAAGGAGGTCAGTCGAGACACCGATGGCGTCAGAAGTTTTGGCTAGCGCGTCTGCCACTTCCAGCGTATTGCCAACCATGTTCTTGAGGCCGTAAACAATCGCACCACCGACAAGAGCACCGCCCAACCCGGCGAATGCAGCCTTGGCTCGTGAAGTAATTGTGTTGGCCTTCTTACCGAACTTATCCAGTGACTTGTTGGCCTTGGTCAACTCGCTCCGCATCTTCGCGGATTCAGCCTCCAGTGAGACGACTAGCCTTGCAATATCAGTAGCCATTAGCGCACCGCCTCCATAATTCTCTTGTTCAACACTTCGCTGAATTTTCTGATCATGGCACGCTCAGAAGCAACAAACGATTTCTTAAACCACGGCTTGGGACGTGCGCCGGGGTGGTTCACACTTGAGAAAACGCCACCGCCAAACTTCAACCGCGCTCTGCCCTTCGACGGAATGCGGTGAGGCCGCGTACCTTTCTCAACAAAGTTCACGCCGTAATGCGCTTCTTTTTTGACGCCAATAATGACTTTCGCTCTGCCATACTTCAGAGTCGTTTTACGTTTGATTGAGCGAGACAGGAAACCCGGCGCGACCAAGTTACCCTTGTACGTCCGGTGGAGTTGTTTGCCTCGTGGAGCTGCAGCCTTCATTGTTTTCAAGGCTGGCGTGGTGGCCTGCAGAGCCGCAGACCGGAGTGTCTTCGCGGCGACTTTTGCTTCCAGTCGGTTGAGCTTAGCGTCTAGCTCTTTTAACCCTCTGACTTTCGGCATCTGCCTTCCTCTCGTAGTGCCCCCGGATTACCGTGAGCTGATCAACAAACCATTCTAGATCCTCCACACCGAGCAGTTCTGAAACCAGTTCAATTCCGCTCCAATCAATCTGACGACCGAGCAGGATCCACCCTCGTATCGCGACCTCGCTAACCCCAAGATCGTTCCGTGACTGGCCGGGATTGTTTCGTTCTTCCAGCCACGTTAGGAGTTTTTTGAATCACCGTCCAGCTTCTTCTCGTGAGACTTGAAGCTGTTTGTGATCGCTGTCATGAGTGCTGGCCACGTTTCCGTTTGGTCAGATACCCATTCCACAAAAGCGTCCGAGTCATACGGAACCTTTGCACCTGTGCCGCCGGGTAAACCAAGATCAATTTCCGACAGATCCCAATCCACCACGAACCGGAAAGCGTTGCGTAGGCTAAGCCCTCCATCCGCAGACTGGATCTCAATGACTTCCAGCTGAGTCGGTCTGCGGATGGTGAACTTGTGCCCGTCAATTTCAACAACTGACTCACGTGTTTTACGCAGCTTGTCTGATAGCGTACTCATCAGCTAGCGTAATTCGTGTGAAGCCCGGAAGCTGTGATCGACGCCGGGGACGTAACAAGATCCTGCGCAGCACCGTTTGGCGCGAACACGAATCCAACATACCCGTAAAAGACGACCAACGCCCCACTAGCGAAAGTGAACTTGAACGCTCGCTCTGCCTTGGCATCTGAAGCCGCACGCATTGCATCAAGCGCAGTGTCACCCGGCTCCCATCTGTTCTCAAGACCAAACTCCAGCGCCGAGGCGATTGAAGGGATCTGAGTACTGATTTTGTCGTGGATTGTTGTGGTGTCTACGAAGTCGTACTCACCGCCGGATACAGTCACACCGCGAACGGTTCCGAATGTAGTGCCAAAGGTGATCTCTTCAAACGTGCCAGAGATGAATGTGTCAAACAGAGTTGAATCTAAACCTTCCAACTCAAATGAGACACCCGCTGAGACATTCGCGACTCGGAAAACCCGGCCATCAACGTCTGTCATGCCAGTTGCCTGGATCACAACAAAGTTACCGTTTGTGGGATCGGTTCCGGAATGGGATACGACGGCTGGGTCAGCCTTACTTATCCCGGTGATTGTTACTGCAGTGGCTAGCGCGGA